ATGAAGGCGAACCCCAATTGGGGTATTTCGGTGCGCCCGGAAATTCTGGGACCGCTGCAGGCCAAGGCCATGCAACTGCCCAGTGCGATGAACAACTTCAAGACCAAGCACTTGAACGAGTGGGTCAATGCCGACACCGCATGGATGGACATGCGCTCCTGGGACGCCTGTGCTGATCAGGACCTGGACATCGAGTCCTTTGTCGGCCAGCCCTGCTGGGTGGGCCTGGACCTGGCCAGCAAGACCGACATTGCCGCCTTGGTCATTGTTTTTGCCCATCCTGAGATTGCCGATGCGTTTGCAGTCTTTGGCAAGTACTACCTGCCAGAGGACACGGTCAACGCCAACGGCAACAGTCAGTACCCCGGTTGGATGCATACCGGACGCCTCACCGTGACGCCGGGCAATGTGATTGATTTCAGTTGGATCGAAGCGGATTTGAACGACTTGTCTTCCCGCTTTGCAGTGCAGGCCGTTGCGTTTGATCCGTTTCAGGCGACGCAACTCTCGACCCGAATGATGAGTGAGGGTCTGCCCATGATTGAAGTGCGTCCAACGGTGCTGAATTTCTCAGAGCCGATGAAGACGCTTGAAGCCTTAGTGCTTCAAAAGAAATTGGTTCACGACGGCGACCCGGTGCTCGGCTGGATGGTCAGCAACGTGGTGGCCCATCTGGACGCCAAAGACAACATTTACCCACGCAAGGAGCGAGCAGAAAACAAGATTGACGGCATCGTTGCACTGATCATGGCGCTGTCGCGCGCGATCAAACCGGGGGACTCGGTGGTGCTGGGATCCGACTACGAGTTGATGTTGCTCTGAACCGATGGGACTGTTTAGCTTTTTTGATCGCTTTCGCGGATCCGGCGCTTCAAGCGGTGACCGCAGCCCATACGGCGAATTTTGGTTTGAGCCGGTCTCTGCCCGGACTGGCAGTGGTATGCGCGTCTCGCCTGACAGCGCCCTGCGCCTGGCTGCGGTGTATGCCTGCGTGCGCATCCTGGCTGAGACCATGGCATCGCTGCCTTTGGTGGTTTACCAGCGCCGTGCAGATGGCGGCAAGGACAAGGTCACGGACCATTGGCTCTACCGCTTGATGGCCAAGCGGCCGAACCGGTTTCAAAATCCTTTCGAGTGGCGTGAGATGCTCCAAGGCCACCTGGCTTTGCGCGGCAACGCGTACAACCAGATCATCACCAACCCGCGCGGCGAGATCATCGAGTTGATGCCGATCCATCCGGACAGGGTCAAGATCGAGTTGCTGCCCTCTGGTGAATACCGCTACCGGGTTACTGACCGGGCGGGTACCGAGGTCATCATGCCCAGAGGCGATGTCTGGCACCTTCGCGGACTGTCCTCAGACGGGTTGATGGGCATGAGCCCGATTGAGCTTGCACGAGAAAACCTCGGCATGGCGCTGGCCGCCCAGGACTACGGCGCACGCTTCTTTGCCAACGACGCCAAGCCGACCGGCGGCTGGATTGAATTTCCCGGCACCTTCAAGGACAACGAGGCCAAGAAGGTGTTTCGTGAGTCCTACCAGCAGGCGCAGTCTGGTGCCAACCGGGGCAAGGTACTGGTGCTGGAAAACGGCATGAAGTTCCACGAAGTGGGTGTCAGTAACAAAGACGCCCAGTTTCTGGAGCTGCGTAAGTTTCAGATCACTGATATCGCCCGGCTGTTTCGCGTGCCGCCGCACATGATTGCCGATCTTGAGCGTGCAACGTTCTCCAACATTGAGCAGCAAAGCCTGGAGTTTGTCATGCACACCATGACGCCGTGGGCTGAGCGCTGGGAGGCCAGCATCGAGTCGGAGTTGCTGCTTGCGGGCGATGACATCGAGATCGAATTTGACTTCGCCAACCTGATGCGCGGTGATGCTGCCAGCCGCTCGAGTTACTACCAAAGCGGAATTCAGAATGGATGGCTCACGCGAAATGAGGCGCGTATTGCAGAAAACCTGAATCCGATTGACGGACTGGATCAGCCACTACGTCCACTCAATATGGTCGAGGAGGACGCGGCAGAGGATTTGGGAATCGATACACAAGAAGAAGCAGCGGAGCCACCGGAGAAAAAAGCGATCGAGCCTTCGGAGGATGAGAGCGTTGCCCGTCTCAATGGGCGATTTAACGCACTTGTTCAAACGACCTCTGAGCGACTTGCTCGCCGAATTGGCCGATCAGGTCATTTGGCAGAAAAAGACATCTTGTTGATCTCCCAAGCCTTGGCCGTACCGCTTGACCGCGTTCAGCTTTGGTCAAACCAGATAGAAGAGCCGCTAGATCAAAAACAGCTCACCGAATCACTTATCTCCCTCGGACAGAATTTATGAAAAACCAACTTATAAAAAACCAACTTCTGGTCGCTGAATTTTTGGCAACACCATGGGCCTTGATGCCCGAGCGATTGAGTGCCCTGGCCACTGTCATTTCTCGCTGGTCACAAGGCGCGCCCGCCAGCGACGTCGCCAAGTTTCAGGTCCAAACAGACCGTGTGCTGCGAGACACTCGCAGACAGACCTCGGCTGCCATTTCGGGTGGTGGCATTGCCGTCATCCCGATTTACGGCGTCATCACACAGCGTGGAAATATGGTGGATGACGTCTCCGGCCCTGGCATGGTCAGCACCCAGATCGTTACCCAAATGCTCAGGCAAGCCGTTGCCGATGATGCGGTTAGTCAGATCTTGCTGGACATCGACAGCCCGGGCGGCAGCGTGTATGGCGTCTCTGAACTGGGTGATGCTATTTTGAGTGCTCGTGCCCAAAAACCGGTGGTGGCCATCGCTAACAGTCTGGCAGCTTCGGCGGCTTACTGGATCGGCTCTCAGGCTGGCGAGTTCTATGTCACCGCCGGTGGCGAAGTGGGCTCGATTGGCGTGTGGCAGGCGCACCAGGACTACAGCAAAGCCATGGACGAGGCAGGCGTTAAGACCACGCTCATATCGGCGGGCAAGTTCAAGGTCGAGGGAAATCCATATGCACCGCTGGACGAAGAAGCACAAGGATTTATGCAGTCCCGCGTTGATGACTATTACGCATCGTTCACCAAGGCTGTGGCTAAGGGGCGTGGTGTGCCCATCACTCAGGTACGAGATGGCATGGGCCAGGGCCGGGTCTTGGGCGCTGATGCGGCTTTGGCGCAAAACATGGTGGACGGTATTGCCAGCTTTGATCAGGTCTTGAGCAAGATGCAAAAAGACGCAGCGTCAAGTGCTAAGTCCAGTCCAACTGTCAAACCCAAAACCTCCCGCTTGGCTCAAGCCCGCTCAGAGCTTGGGATTTTGTAATTTGGACTGCTCAGGAGTTGCTCCGTTGAGCGCCTCCAGTCCGAACGGCGACCCGTAGGTCGCAACCCTGATGCGTGACTAGCTTCGCGCATTTTTCAATCTTTTCAATCCCGCCACCCAAGAGGTGGCTTTTTTACGTCTGGAGAAACCCAAATGAGTAAGCAATTGCGCGAGCTTCAAGCTCGCAAGTCTGATCTTGTCAAAGAGGCTCGTGCCTTAACCGACATCGCCGCCCAAGAAAACCGTGATCTGTCGGATGAGGATGTCATCAAATTCAATGGTCTTAAAAGTCGAATCGAAGCCACTTCGGCGGCGATTGACCGCGAGTCGGCATTGATTTCTGAGGAAGCCCAGATGGGTATCCATCTGGGAGCTGGTCATGGTTCCGCTTTCCCCAGTGTGATGGTGAGCGACAACCGAGAACTTGATCCCAAACATGGCTTTCAAAGCCTGGGCGACTTTTTGCAAAACGTCTGCCATGCGCAAAAGCCAGGCAACCCGATTGACGATCGCCTGCTGATTGGCAGCGGTCGTGGTGCTGCCGCTCCAGCCACCTTTGGCAGTGAAGGCTCCGGTCAGGACGGTGGCTTCTTTGTCCCGCCACAGTTCTCCAAGGAGATTTTTCAGCTGTCATTGGGCGAAGACTCGTTGCTGCCGCTTACTGACAACGTGGAAATCAGCGGAAACACCATGGCGTTTCCCAAGGATGAAACCACACCCTGGGGCACCAATGGAATCCGCGCTTACTGGCAAGGCGAAGCGGCCCCTTCGGTCACCACCAAGCCCGTTTTGGGACTGTCTACTTTGCGGCTGAAGAAGTTGATGGCCCTGGTGCCCACGACCGATGAGTTGCTGGAAGACGCAAATGCCTTGTCGACTTATCTGCCCGAGAAGATTGCACTTTCCATTCGCTGGAAAACCAATGAATCTATCCTGTTCGGCTCCGGCTCTGGCGTACCGGTAGGTGCTCTCAATGCTGGCGCTACGGTCAGTGTGGCCAAGGAGACTGGGCAGTTGACGCAAACGCTGCTTCCACAAAACTTGGCAAAGATGATTGCGCGTCTGCCGACGGGCTCATTCGCAAATGCGGTGTGGATCGTCAATAACGACGTGTTGCCAGCATTGTTCACTCTGACCTTGGGTAACTACCCGATCTACCTGCCCACCGGATTGAACGTTGGCGGGATTCAGGTATCGCCCTACGGCACGCTGCTGGGTCGCCCGGTGTTTGTGTCCCAACACGCCAACACTTTCTCCGCACAGGGTGACATCTTGCTGGTGGACCTGAAGTACTACCAGACCATCACCAAAGCGGGTGGCATGCAGACCGCCACGTCGATGCACCTGTACTTCGATGCCGATCTCACGGCGTTTCGAACCACCTTCCGCATGGATGGCCAATCGAAGATTTCTACCGCCATCACGCCTGCCAAGGGCAGCGCCACGATGTCGCCATTTATTCAACTTGGCGCTCGCTAAACCCCAGAACCTCAAAGGAGAAAACACATGTTTCCCAATGCAAAAGGCAGTGAACTGCTTTCAGTGCTTGCCACGATTGATCCTGCTTCGCAGGCCGCTGGCGCAGCCAGTACCGGCTGGGTGCCCGTCGCCAACTACTTTGGCTTTCTGGCCTTGGTGCAAACCGGCGTGCTTGGCACATCGGCCACTGTCGACGCTAAGTTGCAGCAGGCGCTGGACAGTGCAGGCACGGGTGCCAAAGACATCAGCGGTAAAGCGATCACCCAGATCGTCAAAGCCTCGGGTGACAACAAACAGG